CTCGACCGACTGACCCACCACGTCAACATCATCGAGATGAACGGCGAAAGCTATCGCCTCGCCAACAGCACAGCCCGTAAACAGCGCTGATCACCATAAAATATCTACCCACGATTGGCCCTAAGGGGCCAGTGCGCCATGGCTCGCGCCAGCTATGTGGCCAGCGCGCGCGCCATGGCGCACCCCCCAACTGGCCGGACTTTACGCCGCCGCCCCGGCCGACTTTTGCTCCGCCGTTGACACTGATCGGCCAGGAAACGGTCACCTATCGGCACGTGGCCTATCGCACCAACTGGGGCGATCAGATTGCCTGCGGGGCGTATTTCATGGACTCGAAAGCAAAAAGCGTCTGGGCGTTGCCCTATGGCGGCAACGAGATCGAAGGCTCCCCGGAGGTAACCGAGTTTACCGACGCCGAGGGGGATATCGTGCGCGCCGACAACTATTCGACCTTCGGCGTCCCCATGCGCTCGGTCGTGGCACCCGTCGGCACCTGCGACAACCTCGCTGTATGCTGGGGCATCTCGGCCTCTGAACTGGCATTTCAGGCGATCAGATTGGAGCCGTTCTTGTGCGCCGTCGCGGAAGCTGTCGGGCACATGGCGATCGAGTCGCTCGCCTCTGACGTGCCGCTCGCCCGGCTGAAATACGAGCCTGTCCGGGCCCGCTTGCAGGCGGCAGGGCTTCTGATCCAGCGTTATGCGACGGTGACACCATGAGTTTCATTACCAGGTCCTCCCGAGGCATCAGCACGGCCGCGGTGAATACCGCCGAGGCGCGATCCCTCACCTCGTCGGGTGCGATCCGCATCATCGACAAGACGCATCTGGTCCATGTTCCGGTGCTGGGCGGCATGCTGCTTGATCTAGCCGCCACTGATCCGGCCGCTCTGGTCCTGCACATGCAGGCGCAGGGACGCTACGTCCTTGATGCCATTGTTATGCACGACCTGCGCGGCACGCCGGGCGACGTGACGGTGACGATCCGCACCTTGGACGCGTCCCGCGGCGGGGGCGTCCTGTTGGTCGATCAGCAGCCTCTGGCTGCGCTGGCCACCCGGCACGCGCTGATCCGGGTTGTGCCCGCCGAGGACGCGATTTGGGAAGTGCCGCACCTTTATATAACCCTCGCCGGAACTGGCAGCGGGACGGTGCTGGTTCGCGCTCTGGGCACGGTCGTGGCTCCCGAGGACCCAGAGCATCCCATGTGCGATCCGAGGCGTTTGGGATAGCCCAGCCGTCTGATCCGCCAACCGCCCCGCCTCGTGCGGGGCTTGTTAATGGAGCCTGCCTTGCAGATCGAGATGTGGCCGCTCGAGCGGTTGACGCCATATGCGCGCAACGCGCGGACGCACTCGTCCGATCAGGTTGCGCAGATCGCCGCCTCCATCGTGGAGTTCGGCTTCACCAACCCCATCCAGGTCAGCACGGACGGGGAGATCATCTGCGGCCACGGCAGGCTGCTGGGGGCGCAGCGCCTCGGGCTTGCCGAGGTGCCGGTGATCGTCCACGGCCACCTGTCCGACGCGCAGCGCCGGGCGCTGGTGATCGCGGATAACAAGATCGCGGAAAACGCGGGCTGGGACGAGGACCTGCTGAAGGCCGAGCTTGCGGCGCTGAAGATGGAAGCCTTCGACCTGGAGGTCACGGGCTTCTCGTCCGCCGAATTGGACGCTCTGCTCGCGGATTCGGAGCTCGAGGGAACCCCGCCGCCGGCCCTTGGCGATCCCGACTTCGTGCCGGACCCGCCGAAAGAGAAGCCGGTCACGCGCCGCGGCGACGTCTGGCTGCTCGGGGATCACCGGCTGATGTGCGGAGACAGCACCTCGCGCGCCGAGGTCGAGGCGCTCTGCGAGGGCGTTCTGGTCGACGCCTGCTGGACGGACCCGCCCTATAACGTGAATTACGAGGGCACGGCGGGGAAGATTCAGAACGACAACATGGAGGCGTCGGAGTTCCGGCGCTTCCTCTGCGAGGCGTTCTCGGCCGGGTTCGGCTCGATGCGCCCCGGGGCGCCGATCTATGTCGCCCATGCCGACACCGAGGGGCTGAATTTCCGGGCCGCGTTCCGCGATGCCGGGTTCAAGCTGTCGGGGTGCCTGGTCTGGGTGAAGCCGTCTCTGGTGCTGGGCCGGTCGGACTATCAGTGGCGGCACGAGCCGATCCTCTACGGGTGGAAGCCCGGCGCGGCGCATTCCTGGTATGGCGGCCGGGCTAAAACCACCGTCATCGAGGGCGCGCGGCCCCCGCTGCGCGCCATGGCCGATGGTTCGGTGCAGATCGACGTGGGCGGCGAGGTCTATGTGATCCGCGGCGAGGCCCTGACGGTCGAGAGCTACGAGGGCAGCCTGATCTGGCACGAAAAGCCGGCGAAGAACCCGGACCATCCGACGATGAAGCCGGTGGGCATCATCTCGGAGCATCTCGGAAACAGCACCAAGCGGGGCGATCTGGTGCTCGACCTGTTCGGCGGCTCGGGCTCGACCCTGATCGCATGTCACAAGGATGGACGGGTCGCGCGGCTCATGGAGTTGGACGAGAAGTTCTGCGACGTGATCGTGAACCGCTGGCAGACCTACACCAGCCTCGAGGCGCGCCTCGAGGGCGACGGCCGGACCTTCGCGGAGGTGAAGGAGGGCAAGAGAAGGAGGGCGGCATGACGGAACGGCCCCGCGCGCTGCGCTTCAAGACCGGCGGCGTCCGCCGGGTGATCCATCGCACCGAGACGGCCATGGAGGTGATCGGCCCGCTCGCGCCGGGAACGCGCGTGACCGGGCTGACCGCTGGCCAGTTCTCGGCCATCGACGCGATGGAGCACATGGTGGACGAGCTCGGGCCGGCCGAGGTTCGGATTTCGACCTGGACAACCGGCCTCTATGACGTCCAGCGGGCGAAGGATATCCGGGTCGCGGGCCGCATTTCGGATATCCGGGTGCTGCTCGACCGGGGCACCTTCGAGAAGTCGCCCAAGTTCGCCGGGCCGCTGATCGAGGTGCTGGGCTTTCAGGCGTTCCGCTGCCTGTCGGTCCACGCAAAGGTCATCATCGTCAACGGCGAACGCGGCCGGGCGGTGATGCGCTCGAGCATGAACCTGAACAAGAACCTGCGCACCGAGCAGTTCGACATTGATGTCGATGATGAGGTGGCCTGGTTCTACACCGAATGGTTCGACGCGCTCTGGGACGAGTCCGGGCGCAGCCTCGACAATCAGGCGATCATCAAGGCGGTCTATGACCGCTTCGCCGGATCGCAGCCGGCCGAAGCGGGCAATCCCGCTTCGGCCCAGCCCAAGCCCGCGCCGAAGGAGCGCCGCCGCTCGGGCACTAAGCTGGAGGACATCACCATGTCGCAGGAGGAGTTCCTGCGGATGCTGGGGGACTGAAATGGGACTCTCTCGACGGGAATACGCGAAGTATCGCGGCGTCTCGGAGTCAGCGGTTCGCAAGGCGATTTCCTCGGGCCGGATCACGGTTCTGGACGATGGGACGATCGATCCGGTCACCGCCGACGCGCAATGGGACACCCAGACGGACCCGGCCAAGCAGCGGGGGGCGCATGCCCGGACGCAGCAGTTGCAAACCGCGGCGAGCACCGCTCGGGCGCAGGGCGGCACCAAGCCGGTGCCGAAGGCCGCGATTGATGCGGTGAACGACACGCTGACCGAGGCCGGGGAAGCCCCGGCCCCGGCCGGCGAGGGCGAGGTGAGCTTTCTCCGCGCCCGCATGGCGAACGAGGTCCTGAAGGCGCAGACCGCGAAAGTGAAGCTGCAGAAGCTGAAAGGCGAGCTTGTCGACCGGGCGCGCTCTACCTCGTTGGTGTTCGACCTGGCGCGCCGGGAACGGGACGCCTGGCTGAATTGGCCACCTCGGGTCGCCGCGAATATGGCGGCCGAGCTTGGTGTGGAAGCCCACCGGATGGAGGTGGTGCTGGACAAATACCTGCGGGCGCACCTGTCGGAGCAGGCCGAGGTGAAAATCGATCTTCGCTGAGTGCTGCCGGGCGGCACGGTCGCGCGGAGGCAATCTACGAGGATTGAAGTTTGGTAACGGAAGCGTTCGACGGCGCGGACGAGATTCGGCGTGCGTGGCTGGCCGGGCTTGCGCCCGATCCCACGCTCACCGTGTCCGAATGGTCTGATCGGCATCGGATTCTGTCGTCACGCGCCGCCTCGGAGGCTGGCCCCTACCGGACGGCGCGGACGCCTTACATGCGCGCCATCATGGACGCGCTCTCGCCCAGCAACCCGATGCAGCGGGTTGTCTTTGCGAAATCCGCCCAGGTCGGCGCGACCGAGGTGGGCAATAACTGGATCGGCTTCTGCGTCCATCGGGTGCCGTCTCCGATCTTGGCGGTGCAGCCGACCGTGGACATGGCGAAGCGCCTTTCGCAGCAACGGCTCGACCCGCTGTTCGAGGACAGCCCGGTCTTGCGGGAATTGATCGCGCCGTCGCGGGCTCGGGATAGTGGCAACACCATCCTGTTGAAGAAGTTCAAGGGCGGGCAGTTGATCCTTGCCGGCGCGAACAGCGCGGTCGGTCTGCGGTCGATGCCGGCACGAATGGTCTTTCTGGACGAGGTGGACGCCTATCCGGGGGACGTTGACGACGAAGGTGACCCGATCACCCTCGCGGAGGCCCGGACGCTGTCGTTCGGGCACCGCAAGAAGCTGTTTCTGGCCTCGACGCCCACGGTCAAGGGCTTGTCCCGGATCGAGCGGGAATACGAGGCTTCGGACCAGCAGCGCTACCACGTTCCCTGCCCGCATTGCGGTGCTCTGCAGCATCTCGTGTTCGAGCGGCTGCGCTGGGAATGGGGCCGGCCCGAGGAGGTCGCGTATCAGTGCGTCCATTGCGACGAATTCATTGAGGAGCGCCACAAGACCGAGTTCATGGCGGAGGAAAACGGGGCGCAATGGATCGCCACCGCTCCGCAGGAGCAGATCGACGCGGCCCGCCGGGCGGGCATCATCGGGTTCCACATCAACGGGCTCTATTCGCCGCTCGGCTGGCTGTCCTGGTCGGACATTGCCCGCCAGTGGGAGGGCGCGCAGGGCGACGATTCGAAGCTGAAAGCCTTCAAGAACACGATCCTCGGGGAGACGTGGCAAGAGAAAGGCGAGGCCCCGGATTGGGAGCGGCTCTACGAGCGCCGCGAACAGGACCGGCGGTTCGGCATCGTCCCGATGGGCGCGCTGGTCCTTACGGCCGGCGTCGATATCCAGCGCGACCGGATCGAGGTTTCGATCTGGGGTTGGGGCCGCGACCTCGAGTCGTGGCTGGTCGATCACATCGTCCTCGACGGCGACACAGCCGACGAGGCGGTCTGGGACGATCTGCGCGATCTGGTCGGGCGGACCTGGCCGCATGAGAGCGGCGTCGAGATGGTGCTGTCGCGGATGGTTGTCGACTCCGGCGACCAGACGAACCTCGTCTATTCGTGGGTCCGCTCGGTCGGGCAGTCCCATGTCATCGCGATCAAGGGCGTTGACGGCTTCGACCGGGCCTCGCCGGTCAGTGGCCCGACCTATGTCGATGTGACGATCAACGGCAAGCGCCTGCGGCGCGGTATCAGGCTGTGGACCGTCTCGGGTCCGGTGTTCAAGTCCGAGACCTATCGCTTCCTGCGGCTGGCGGTGCCGACCGACGAGGCGTTGGCCGAGGACGGGCGCTGGCCGAAGGGGTTCATCCACCTGCCCGGCACGACGAGCGCCGAAATGGTCAAGCAGCTGACGGCCGAGCAGCTGATGACCACCAAGACGAAGAAGGGCTACTCGAAGCTCGAATGGCACAAGATGCGCGAGCGCAACGAGGTGCTCGACTGCCGGGTCTACGCCCGAGCCGGTGCCTGGCTCATGGGCATGGATCGCTGGGACGAGGCTCGCTGGGCTGCGCTCGAGGCGCAGGTCCGGCCGGTGCCTGACCCTTATTCGGAACCGAAACCCGCAGGGCGTCCTGTCGCGCCCGCGTCGAGACGGCGGCGGCAATACGCCAGCCGCTACATGGAGTAACGCATGACGCTGGAACAGATGAAGGCGCGGCTCGAGGTGCTTCTCGAGGCGCGGTTCTCGGGTGTGCGCACGGTCAGCTACGAGGGCAAGCGGGTCGAGTATGAATCCGCTGCCGATCTGGCCCGCGCCATCGCGGACCTCGAGCGCCGCATTGCCAAGGCCGAAGGCCGGGGCCGTTCCCGCGTCATCAAGACCTATGCCGTAAAGGATCTGTGACATGGGGGTGATGACGTCCTTTCGGCGCCGGTTCGGGGCCTTCTTCGGAATGGGTGGCTTCGACGCAGCCCTCTCGCATCGCCGGTTGCGCGGATTTCGTCCGGCCCGGGCACATGTGAATACGCTTCTGGCCTCGGCCGGGCCGGAAATGACCAGCCGGGGCCGCTGGCTGGTGCGCAATAACGGCTATGCCGGGAACGCGGTTGAAAGCTGGGCAGCGAATGCCGTTGGCGACGGCATCAAGCCGAATTCGCAGATCAAGACCGCCTCTCGCAAGCGGGCGGTGCAGCAGTTGTTCCTCGACTGGACGGACGAGGCAGATGCCGAGGGCCTGACGGACTTTTATGGGCTGCAGCGCCGCGCGGCGCGCGAGGTGTTCGTGGCGGGCGAGGTATTCCTGCGCTTCCGGGCCCGCCGCCCGCAGGACGGCCTTTCGGTGCCGTTCCAGATCCAGATGCTGCCATCGGAAATGCTGCCGATGGACAAGAACGAGCTCCTGCCCTCGGGCGCGGAGATCCGGCAGGGGATCGAGTTCGACCTGATCGGTCGGCGGGTGGCCTATCACTTCTACAAGCGGCACCCCGGCGATACAACGCTGCGCGGCGTTGCCGCGGGTGAGACGGTGCGGGTGCCTGCCGAGGACGTGGTTCATATCCTCGACCCGGTCGAGGCTGGCCAGCTTCGCGGCGTGTCCCGCTTTTCTGCGGCGATCGTCAAGATGTTCTTGCTCGATCAGTATGACGATGCCGAGTTGGACCGGAAGAAGGTTGCTGCGCTCTATGCGCTGTTCGTCACGTCCGGTCTTGGTGAGGACGGGCCGATTCCTGGCGAGGGATCGGCCGATGATGGCCAGGAGCCGGACCCCATCGAGCTTTCGCCTGGCACGGTCCTTCGGCTCGAGGAAGGCGAGGATATCAAGGTGGCCGACCCGGCCGAATCCGGGTCGACCTATGAGCCGTTCCAGTATCGGACGCTGCTGCAGATCGCGGCAGGGCTCGGCATTCCTTACGGCTATCTGACCGGGGATAGCGCGAAGGGGAACTTCGCGAACTCGCGCCTGATCCTGATGGAGTTCCGCCGTCGCGTGGCCGCGTTCCAGCATGGCGTCATGGTATATCAGATGTGCCGGGCGGTCTGGGCGCGGTTCATGGACACGGCGGTGCTGTCCGGCGCTCTTGACCTTCCCGGCTATGAGACCAAACGCCGGGACTATCTGCGCTGCGTCTGGCTGCCGCCCCGGTGGGATTGGGTCGATCCGCAGAAGGATATTCGTGCGGAACTGGACCAGATCGAGGCCGGTCTCAAGAGCCGGTCGCAGGCCATCTCCGAGCGCGGATACGACGCCGAGCAGCTGGACGCGGAAATCGCGGAGGATCGGAAGCGCGAGAAGCGTCTCGGTCTCGATTTCAGGCGGGCTGGATCGCCCGGGCGCGCTGTGGCCGGCAAGGACGAACCCGAGGACGAAACCCGGCCGGAAGATCGGCCCGAGGACAGAGAGTAACCCATGCGTTTTCCAGAGATTGCACGGCGGGCGTTCAACGCCCCGCTACTGGTCGACCCTGCCAAGGCGCAGGCGTTCCTCGCCGGGTTCGGCGCCCGAATCCTCGGGGGGCAGATCATCCTGCCCACGGTGGACGTGCCGCAGGAACGCGCCGAGCGCGCGGGCCGCGTCGGGCCGCGCATGTCCATCATCGGCGGCGATGTGGCGAAGCGTCGGCGCGAGCGCGGCGATGCGCTATATCCCGTCCGGGATGGCATCGCCATCATCGAGGCGACCGGCACCATGGTCCATCGCGGGGCTTGGCTGGGGAACTCCTCGGGGGAGACGTCCTACGAGGGGCTGGCGGCGCAGTTCGAGGCGGCGGCGGCCGATGGTTCGGTGCGCGGGATCGCGGCCGAGATCGACACCTTCGGAGGTCAGGCGGCGGGCGCTTTCGACCTGGCGGACCTGATCCGCTCGGCCCGCGCCGCAAAGCCGGTCTGGGCCTTCGTCGCGGAATCCGCCCTGTCGGCCGGCTATGCCATGGCCAGCCAGGCGGATCGGATCATCCTGCCGCGCACGGGCGAGGTCGGCAGCATCGGCGTCGTGGCCATGCATGTCGATTACAGCGAGCGGCTGGCCGAGGACGGCATCGCCGTCACGCTGATCCATGCCGGCGCGCACAAGGTCGACGGCAACCCCTTTGAGCCTCTGCCTGATCCCGTCCGGGAGCAGATGCAGGCGGAGTGCTCGCGGCTCCGCGAAATCTTCGCGGAGACCGTCGCCGCCGGGCGCGGGAATCGGCTCTCGCAAGAGGCCGCGCTGGCCACCGAGGCCCGCGTCTACAGCGGCGAACAGGCGGTCGAGGCTGGGCTGGCCGACGAGGTGTCGGACCTGCGCAGCGCCTTCTCGGCCTTCGCCGCGAAGGTCAACGGCCGCGCCGTCAACATCCCTTTCACCGGAGCCGCCGCGAGCGGTGCAAAAAAGGAGACGACTATGTCGACCCAAACGACCACGACCACCGCGTCGGCGGAAACCGAAACCCCGGAAGCCGAGGCGGAAACCACCACGACCACCGCGCCCCAGGCCGGCGACGAGAAGGAGCAGGAACAGCCGCCCGCTGCTGCTGCGGCTCCGGCCGCTGCCGCGGCGGCGGCGCAGGGCTCGATCTCGCGGGCCGATGCCGCCGCGCTGGCGGATATCGCGGCGCAGGCTTCCCGGCTCGGGGTGAGCGTCGATCTGGCGTCGGCGCTGCGCGACGGCAAGTCGCCGGACGCGCTGCGCGCCAGCGTCCTCGAGGCGGCGGCGAAGGCTGCGGATGGGACCCACGTCAGCACCGCGCACAAGCCCGCCCCCGGTCCCGGCGATAAGCCGAAGGCCGAGAGCCCCATCGTCGCGGCGGCGAAGAAATCCGCCGAGGCGGCCGCAAACCGTCAGACCAAGCACTGAAACGCGGCGGCGGTTTTCCCGTCGCCGTCCCTCTCACCCCTGAAAGGAAACGGACATGGCTCCGCTCGTTAAAGGCCCCACCGAGGGCGATATCCTGAAGTTCGACCTCGACAAGAATTACACGCGCGAGGTCGTGACCCTGAAATCCGGCACCAACTATGCGCTCGGCTCGGTGCTGGGCGAGGTCACCGCCGATGGTGAGTTCGCCCTTTCGCCCGATGCGGAGACGGTCGGCCTTGAGGGGGCGGAAGAAGCAGCCGCCGTGCTGATCGTGGCAGTCGACGCCACCGATGCCGACATGCCCGGCGTCGTCATCCGGCGCGGGCCGGCGATCGTCGCGCAGGATGAGCTCGTTTTCGACGCCAGCGTGAACGACGACACCAAGCGCGCCGCCAAGCGGGCGCAGCTGGTCGCGCTCGGGATCATCCCGCGCGTCAACGCGTAACCGGCGCCCCCGCGCCTTCTTTGCAATAGGAGCATTCCATGACTGTCATCCGTAACCCGTTCGACGCGGGGGGTTACTCGCTTGCCGAAATGACGGAAGCGATCAACATCCTGCCGAACCTCTACACCCGCCTGGGCCAGATGGGCCTGTTCGAGTTCGAGGGCGTGACCCAACGGTCGGTCATCATCGAGCAATATGAGGGCGTCCTCAATCTGCTGCCTTCGGTGCCGTGGAGTTCCCCCGCCACGGTTGGCTCGCGCGAGGGCCGCTCGATGCGCTCGTTCGCCATCCCGCACATCCCCCATGATGATGCGATCACGGTGGCGGACCTGCAGGGCCAGCCGGCCCTGGGCTCGGATCAGCCGGACCAGCTTGCGGTGGTCATGAACCGTAAGCTGACGCTGATGCGCCGCAAGCATGCGGCCACCCGCGAATACATGGAGGTCAACGCGCTGCGCGGCATTGTAAAGGATGGCGCGGGCGTGACCCTCTACAACTATTTCACCGAGTTCGGCCTGACGCAGATCTCGGTGGACTTCGTCCTCGGCACGGCCGGCACGGATGTGCAGACCAAATGCCGCGACGTGACGGGGCAGATGGAGGACGAGCTTCAGGGCGAAACCATGACCTATGCGCATGTCCTCGCCTCGAAGGAGTTCATGGACAAGCTGCTTGCCCATTCGAAGGTCAAGGAAGCGTATCAGTTCTACATGGCCGGGCAGCAGCCGCTGCGCGAGAACGTGACGCGCCGCTTCAACTTCATGGGCCTCATCTTCGAGGAGTATCGCGGCACGGTCACCCTCTCGACCGGCGCGACCGAGCGGCTGATCCCGGCGGGCGAGGCCATCGCCTTCCCGATCGGCACCATGGACACTTTCAAAACCTATGGTGCGCCGGCGGACCTGCTGGAGACGGCCAACACTCTCGGCCTGCCCCTTTACGCCCGCCAGCTTCTCGAGCCGAAGGGCCGCTGGATCGACCTGATGACGCAGGCGAACATCCTGCCGCTGAACAAGCGGCCCCGCCTGGCCATCCGGCTGTTCAGCAGCAACTGATCCCCAGCGCCGCGCGCTTCCTCGGCGCGCGGCGCTCTCACGTTACTTGGAGCCGCACAGCGGCCCGGACGCTTGCCAGCGCCGGGCGCATGGCTCTGTCTCTCTGGAAACGGTGACCTGCCATGACCGCCTTCGCCATCGGCGTCGACGTCCTTTTCCGCGATCCGCACCTTGGCCGCGATGCGCTGTGGCGCGCTGGCGGCTCGGGCGATGGCGTTACGGTTCGGGTGATCACCCGCGCCCCCGACGACATTGTCGAATGGCGCGAGTCGCGCGTCCGCACCCCCACGGTGTTCATCGACGTGCGGGTGTCGGAGGTGCCGATCCTGTCGAAGGGCGACACCTTCGAGATTGCCGGGGCCGTGTTCGCGGTGACCGGAGCGCCGGAGCGTGATTCCGAGCGGCTGGTCTGGAAGGCGGAGGCGCGCGAGGGATGAAGATCGATATCAGCCTCGACGCCAATATCGCCGGGATGATGGAGTCGGAAATCCTCGCGGGCGAGAAGGCGGTGACCGGCGGCGTCCGCGAGGTGGCCGATTGGGTTAAGGCGGAATGGCGCGGACAGGTGACCGGCGCGGGCCTCGGTCAGCGGCTCGCCAACACCATCCGGCAGAACAACTATCCCGCGCGGGGCGAGTCGCTCGGCGCAGCCTCGCTGGTTTATGCGCGTCCGAACCGGAAGCGCCGCAGCGCCAGCGCGGCGGACGTGATCGACGCTTTCGACCGGGGCGCGCTTATCCGCTCGCGCGATGGCTTCTTTCTGGCCATCCCGACCGCCGCCGCGGGCATGAAGGGCTGGGGCCGCGAGCGCATCACGCCCGGCGGCTGGGAAAAGCGCAACGGCATGCGGCTCCGCTTCGTCTATCGCCGCGGTCGCCATGCTCTGCTCGTCGCGGATGATGCCCGGATCGGCCGGGACGGTCTGGCGCGGCAGAAGCGCGGCCGGCGTCGGAGGGATGGGATTCTGACCGGTGCGGCAACGGTGCCGATCTTCGTGCTGATCCCGCAGGTCCGGCTGAAAAAGCGGCTCGATCTCGCGCCGGTGGCGCGCGCCGCCGAGTCCCGCCTGCCGGCGGCGATCCTGCGGCGTTGGAAATAGGAGGGCGGGATGCCGAGCAAATCGGAGCAGGTGCTGCAGGCGCTTCACGGTGTTCTAGTGGCGGGCTTGCCTGGCGTCACGGTGCTGCGCAACAGTTCCGTGCCGGAGGAAATCCCGCCTGCGGGCCTCGCCATCCTGCACGATGGCGACCCCGGCGAGTATGAGTTCCTGTTCTCGCCCGCCCGCTATTTCTACGAGCACCGGGCCGAGATCGACGTCATTGTCGAGGGCGCCGAGCCGGAGGCTCGGGACGCGGTGTTCGACGCCATCAAGACCGGTATCGCCGCCGCGCTGGCGGTCGACCGGACGCTGGGCGGGCTTTGCGACTATGTGCTGGGGGAGGCCCCGGCTCCGAGCGAGTTGCCGGTGGAAGGCTCCGCCGGGCTCAAGGCCGCGGTGATCGCGGTCACCCTGCAATACGACACGCCGGACCCGCTGGCGTAATCAAGCGGCACTTTAACAAGGCCCTGCCGGGCTCAACCAACCACAGGAGACTTGACTATGGCACGTGCGCAGGGCGCGCGGGCGCAGATGGCGCTCGCCTTCGAATCCATCTACGGGACGCCGCCCGCCGCAGGCGATTTCTGGCGCATTCCGTTCGCCAGTTCGAATCTTGGCTCGGAGCAGCCGCTCCTGTCCTCGGAGCTTCTCGGCTACGGGCGCGATCCTCTACCGCCGGTCAAGGACGCGATCACCGCCGATGGAGATATCGTCGTTCCGATCGACGCCCGGTTTTTCGGCATCTGGCTAAAGGCGGCTTTTGGGGAGCCGGTCAGCACCGGGACCGGGCCTTACGAGCATGAGTTCCAGTCGGGCGGCTGGACGCTGCCGTCCATGTCCATCGAGGTCGGCAACCCGGAGGTGCCGCGCTTCGGCCTGAATACGGGCTGCGTCCTCAACACCCTGTCGTGGACGATGAACCGCTCGGGCCTCATCACGGCGACCGCGAACCTCATTGCGCAGGGCGAGGCCACGGCTCCGGCATCGGTGGCCGGAACGCTGGCCGAAATGGCGCTGACCCGGTTCGGCGCGTTCAACGGCGCGGTGAAGCGGAACGGCCTGCAGCTGGGCAACGTGACCTCGGCCGAGGTCACCTACTCCAACAACCTGGACCGGATCGAGACCATCCGCGACGACGGCATGATCGACGGGGCAGATCCGTCGATCGCCGCCTGCACCGGCAACATCAACGTCCGCTTTGCCGACACGACGCTCATCGACCAAGCGGTCAACGGCCAGTCCTGCGAGCTCGAGTTCTCCTATTCGCTGGGCGCGGACGCTAGTTTCGTCTTCACGGTGCATGACGTCTACCTGCCGAAGCCGAAGGTTGCGCTCGAAGGCCCCGCCGGGGTGCAGACCGCCTTCGCCTGGCAGGCCGCGAAGGATGGCGTGATCGGCCGCATGGTCACCGCGGTGCTTACCAATGACGTGCCGGCCTACGCGAACCCCTGACCTCTGAATCCCCATCACCTGTCCGGCCTCGGGCCGGGCGGGGTCGATTCCGTCAACCTGAAACCCTGAAAGGAAAACTCGGATGATCCGTCTCAATCTCGCGGCCGGGCCGAAATGGTTCGACCTTTTCGATGGGGTGCGCTTCAAGCTGCGCCCGGCCAGTTCGACCATCATGGCGGAGGCCCGCGGTTCGGCGCGCCTTCAGAAGATGGTCGAGGAGGACGCCAGCAACGAGGCGCTTTCGATCTGTCTGGCAAAGGAGGTCGCCCGGCTCGCGCTGGATGAGTGGGAGGGCATCTGCGACGAGGACGGCAAGCCCATGGAGCCGTCGCCCGAGGCCATCGACGCGGCCTTGGATATCTGGCCGGTTTTCGAGGGTTTCCAGTTGAAATACATGGCTGCGGCCATGCTGCGGGAGCAGGAAAAAAACGGCTCCGCGCCCTCGCAGAATGGCACTTCGGCGGGGGCGACGGCTACTGCGAAGGCTGCCCGGAGCCGTGCCAAGAGTGCCCCTACCAAGTCCACCGCCCGGAAACGATAGAGGGCGCCGAGGTCTGGAACCTCGCAAAGATGATGGTCGGCCAGCAGCGCGTTGTCGCCGGCCTTTCCTCCCGAGCACTGGTCACCGGATGGGACTTGGGTGCGGGCCTGCAGATGGCCCGCGCCCTCGGAGTGAACATGCTTCTCGCCGCCGAGATGCTCCCGGTTTTCGAGCAGATCGCGGTCATGAAGTTCAACGAAAGCGAAGGGGCGCATAGCTATGACTGAAAGGCGGGTAAATGTGCGCCTCGCCGCCGTTGGCGGTGACAAACTGAAAGCGGACCTCGTCTCCATCGGCAAGGAAGGCCGGCAGGCGCTGCGGCTGATCGAGGATTCGAGCGCGCCCGCCTCGGCCGGTCTGAACATGACCGGGCAGGCCGCGAACGACCTGATGGGCCGTCTCGAGACGCTGGCGGTGCGCGCTGCGCGCGCCGCCGCGAACATGAACGAGATGGCGACCTCGGGCACCAATGTCATGTCGCGCATCAATGCCGCCACGGGCGTCTCTGGCGGCTTGGCGCGGGATTCCGAGGATATCACCGCCTATGGCCGCGCCCTCGATGACCTGCGGGCGAAGTTCAACCCGCTGTTCGCGGAGCAGCGCCGCCATGCGGATATGATCGAGCAGATCGACCACGCGGCAAAAGTCGGGGCGATCTCGCTGGACGAGTGGGTCGCGGCAACGCGCCGCGAGGAGGCTGCGAACGCGGCGGCGGCGAATTCCATCCGGCAGCGGCAGGCCGCGTTCGACAATCTCGTGAACACGGGCCTGCGGGACAAGATCAACGAGATTGTCGGCGTGACCGGCGAGCTTGCCCGGACGCAGGCGGATATCGAGGCTTATGGCCGGGCCCTGGATGATGCTCGGGCAAAGTTCAATCCGCTGTTCGCTGAGGAGCGCCGTCACGCTGACGCGCTGGCCGAAATCGACCGGGCCCACAAGGCTGGTGCCATCTCCATGCAGGAGTGGGAAGCGGCGACCCGGCGCGAGATCGCCGCCAACGAGCAGGCGGCTGCGTCGATCCGTTCTCGCCTCGCGGCCATGGACAACATGATCAATACCGGGCTGCGGGACCGCATCGACAGCATCACAGGCGTGTCGGGCAGCCTGGCGCGCAGCGCCGACGATGTGGCGGCCTACGGCAAGGCGCTGGATGACGCTCGGGCGAAGTATAACCCGATGTTCGCGGCCATTCAGCGATACCGGCAGGGCCTGGCCGATATCCGGCAAGCGCATGCGGCCGGCGCGATCTCGGCCGACGAAATGACGGCCGCCATCTCTCGACTGCGGCAAGCCTCGCTGAACGATATCGGCATCATCAAGGGTCGGGTGCAGGGCTATCAGGCCATGGAAAAGGCCGGCGGTCAGGCGCGCTTCCAGATGGTGCAGCTTGGCTACCAGCTGAACGATATCGGCGTCTCGCTCGCCTCGGGGCAGAACCCGCTGATCGTCATGGTCCAGCAGGGCGCGCAGATCGCGCAGATCTACGGCAATGGTCAGGGCGGTGTTTCGGCCATGTTCCGACAGATCGGCGGGCTGATTACCGGCCTGCCGGGGCCGGTGAAGGCGTTCGGCATCGCCGCCGGTATCGGCGCGCTGGCCATCGCGGGCCTGACGCATGAGATCAACAAGACCACGGACGTCACGGTCGGCTTCGGTGACACCGCCAAGGCAGTTTTCCAGGTCATCGGGCAGGACATCGTGGCCTTCATCAAGCCTGCGGTCGACGCCATCGCGCCGTGGTTCCAGTGGGCTTGGGACAAGGTGGTCGCGGGCGTGAAGTGGGTCGGCAACATGCTGATCAACGGCATTTCCGCCGCGGTAACCGGCATCCGTGTCGCCGTCGACATGATTCCGGTCATCTTCGAGGCGGGCTTCTTGAAAGCGAAGGCGGTAGCCCTCAGCGCCTTGGGCGGCATTGTGGACGGCGTCGGGTATGTGATCGATGCCGCCGCTCGGACCCTGAACTCCGTTTTTGGCACCAATCTTCCAACCGGCAGTAATGCTGCCTGGGGCATCGGCGCACAGCTTGAGGACATGGCCGCTGAGGCGGAAACGGCAGGCTTCTACGCCGGGCAGGCTGCGAAGAAAGGCTTGGCTGCCGGGCTGGATGATATCTCCGATATCATGAGCCGCGATCCCATGGGGGATTTCTTTGACCGGGTCCGCGATCAGGCCATTCAGAACGCCATCGACCGCCAGAAGGATGACAAGAAGGGCGGCAAGGGCGGGAAGTCGGCCAAGCAGCAGGAAAAGGACGAGGCCGACGATCTCATTAAGTCGCTGCAGCAGGAGTTGGCGGTCCTGCGGGAGACGGACCCGATCAAGAAGAAGATGCTCGAATATTCCGAGCAGCTGAAGAACGCGACCGACGAGCAGAAGCAGAAGGTGCTCGAGCTTGTCAGCGTGCTCGACCGGGAAAAGAACGGCTGGGCCGCCATCGGGCGGACGCTGCTGGAATATTCCGAGGAAGCCAAGCGAATCGGGGACGATATCGGGCAGGCCCTCGTTGGTGCCTTCCAGGGCGCAGAGGAGGCGATCGGCAATTTCGTCAAGACCGGCAAGCTGGATTTCCGCGACCTGGTGACCTCGCTCATGGCGGACCTGGCGAAGCTGGCGGCGCGGGCCTATATCCTCGGCCCGCTCGCGGGCATGCTGGGCAATATGTTCCCGTCTCTCGGTGCCGGCCTGTCCGGCTACGGGATTGGTCTTCCTGTCCAGCATATCGGCGGCGGCGCGGGCTTCGGCCCGACCCGGAACGTCTCGCCGCTGGCCTTCATCAATGCGCCGCGCCTCCACAGCGGGACGCCGCTGGGCCTGCGGTCGGACGAATATGCCGCGATCCTCCAGCGCGGTGAGCGCGTTCTGAACCGGCGGCAGACTCGGGAGTGGGAGGATCGCCATTTCGGCGGCGGCGCGGCTCCCATCATCAACTTCAACGTGCGGGACGCACAGAGCATCCGGCAATCGCGGACGCAGCTGGCGGCTGATGCCTCCCGCGCGCTTTCAATGGCCGGACGAGGCAGGTAATGGCGTTTCACGAAATCCGCTTTCCCGACAATATCAGCCGGGGCGCGCGCGGCGGGCCTCGGCGCATGACGCAGGTGGTCGAGCTCGCCTCGGGAGACGAGGAGCGCAACACCGCCTGGGCGAACTCGCGGCGCGTCTATGACGTTTCCTATGGCATCCGCAACGCCGACCAACTGGCGATGGTGGTCGCCTTCTTCGAAGCCCGCCGAGGCAGGCTGTATGGTTTCCGGTTCAGGGACTGGTCGGACTATAAATCCTGCCTGCCCATGCAGATTTCCCATCCGGCTGATCAGCATTTGGGCGTTGGCGACGGGACCAGAACGCAGTTCCAGCTGCGAAAATCCTACCCTTCGGGAGACGAGATATGGTGGCGAACCATAACGAAGCCCGTCGCTGACACTGTCCGCGTGGCCGTGAACGGCGCCGAGCAGCCTTCGGGCTGGTCCGTCGACACCACCACCGGGATTGTCACCTTCGATACCGCTCCTGGCGCGGGTGCGATTGTCCGGGCCGGATACCAGTTCGACGTGCCGGTGCGCTTCGACACGGACCAGTTGGATATGGTCCTCGACATCGAACGCCTCGGCTCGATTCCTTCCATTCCGCTGATCGAGGTGCGGCGATGAAAAACCTTCCCGCCGGGATGCAGGCACATCTGGACGAGGGCACGACCACGCTGTGCTGGTGCTGGAAGGTCACCCGCAGCGATGGGGTGGTGCTGGGTTTCACGGATCACGACAATCCGCTGACCTTCGCCGGCGTCCAATTCGAGCCAGAAAGCGGCTTTGCGGCCTCCGAAATTCGCGCCGGGTCAGAGTTAAACGTCGATTCCCAGGATGGGGAGGGTGTTCTTTCCTCCGACCGCATCACCGAAGCCGATATCGTCGGCGGGCATTATGACAATGCGGCGGTCGAGGTCTGGCGTGTGAATTGGGCCGCTGTAAGCCAGCGGGTTCTCATGCGGCGCGGGTCAATCGGGGAGGTTCGTCGGGGAAAGATCGCTTTCACTGCTGAAATGCGCTCGCTGGCGCATCTTCTCGATCAGGCCACCGGCCGGACTTATCAATATTCCTGCGATGCGGCGCTTGGGGACGGCAGGTGCAAGGTCAATCTCGCCGGCGCGTCCTTCAATGGCACGGGGGCGGTGACCAGCCTGATCCGAGACCGCTCGTTCCGAACTTCGGGGCTTGTCTCATTTCCGGCTGGCTGGTTCGACCACGGAATCCTGTCCTGGACAAGCGGGCCGAACGCGGGCCGCGAGGCCGAGGTGGTGCTGCATGGTAAAAGCGGCAGCGTGGTAAGCTTGTCCTTGCTGGAGGCGCCCGTTGTCGAAATTGCGGCGGGACACGAGTTCACCATCGTGGCGGGGTGCGACAAGCGGCATTCCACCTGTTTCGCCAAGTTCTCGAACATCGCGAATTTCCGGGGCTTCCCGCACATCCCCGGTCAGGATGCCGTGGTGCGCTATGCGAAAAAGAGCGGCCTGAACGATGGGCAGCCGCTATGACCGCCGATCCTGCAATCGTCATCGCGGCAGCGAGGGAATGGCTCGGAACGCCCTATCACGATCAGGCCAGCACTATCGGCGCTGGCTGCGATTGCCTCGGGCTCGCGCGGGGCGTCTGGCGGCAGATCGTCGGCCGCGAGCCGACCGAGATTCCGCCTTATGGCCGCGGCTGGGGCGAGGTCGGGCAGCGGGAGGTTCTGGCCGAGGGCGCGCGGCAGTGGATGCTCGAGATCGACCCCTTAGAGGCCGGCCCCGGCGCGGCGGTGCTGTTCCGCATGCGCGAAAACGGCATCGCCAAGCATGTGGGCATCCTCACGGGTCCCGACAGCTTCATTCATTCCTACGAGCGGCTGGGCGTCATCGAGCAGCCGCTGACCACCGCCTGGCGGCGGCGTATCGCCTTCGCCTTCCTCTACCCCAACCCGGACACCTGACATGGCGACTCTCATTCTCGGCGCGGTCGGCACCGCCATCGGCACAGCTGTTGGCGGCACCGCCACCTTCCTCGGGCTTTCTGCCGGTGCCGTAGGCGGCATGATCGGCTCCGGGATCGGCTCTGTGGTCGACGCGTGGATTGTCCAGTCCCTGATGCCGGGGCAGAAGTTCGAAGGCCAGCGTCTGGATGCGCAGCGCATCACGTCCTCAACTGAGGGAGCGGTGATCCCGCGCGTTTTCGGCACGACCCGTATCGGCGGCAACGTCATCTGGGCCACCGATTTCCGCGAAGAGGTCAAGAAGACGACGCAAGGCGGCAAGGGTGGCGGTCCCGAAGTCGAGACCACCGAGTATACCTATTACGCGTCCTTCGCGGTCGGGATCTGCGAGGGCCAGATCGGCGGCATCGGGCGGGTGTGGGCGGACGGCGAGTTGCTCGACATGAGCAATATCACCATGCGCGTCTACCGCGGCACCGAAAGCCAGGAGCAGGATCCGCTTATCGCCGCGATCATGGGCGCGGACGCGACCCCGGCCTATCGCGGCACGGCCTATGCCGTGTTCGAGGATCTGCTGCTGACCGATTTCGGCAACCGCATCCCCCAGATCACCTTCGAGGTGTTCCGCCCGCTGACCGATTCCGACACCGCCGAGGGCTTGGTGAAGGCGGTTACCCTGATCCCAGCCACCGGCGAGTTCGCCTATTCGACGCAGATCGTGAAGACGGGCGAGGACTATATCAACTCGAACGCGGCCGAGGGTCGGACGGATCTGCGCGTCTCGCTCGATCAGCTCGAGGCCCTGGCACCGAACGTCGAGAGCGTTTCTCTGGTCGTTGCATGGTTCGGGAACGATCTTCGCTGCGGCAACTGCCTGCTCAAGCCCGGCGTAGAGACGGCAAGCCGGAGCACCACGCCGATCTCGTGGGCGGTCAACGGTGTTTCCCGCGCTTCGGCATATCTGGTGTCTTCCGATGGGAACGGGCGGCCGAATTTTGGCGGGACGCCTTCCGATGCTTCCATCGTGCAGGCCATCAAGGCGCTCAGGAATCGGGGCATCCGGGTCACCTTTTATCCCTTCATCCTCATGGATATCCCCGGAGGAAACACCCTGCCGAACCCGTATTCCGACAATGCTGCCGGCGTCGGCCAGCCCGCGTTTCCGTGGCGGGGCAGGATCACCTGCTCTCCCGCTCCCGGCTATGCCGGCACCGTCGACAAAACGGCCGCTGCCTCCGGGCAGGTATCGGCATTCTTCGGTTCGGGCAATCCGGGCAGCTTCACCATCAGTGGCGAGACAGTCAGCTGGAACGGCAGCCCGACCGTATGGGGCTATCGCCGCATGATCCTGCACTACGCGCACCTTTGTGCTGTTGCGGGTGGCGTCGACTCCTTCCTGATCGGCTCCGAGCTTCGTGGGCTGACGCAGATCCGGGCGAACGCGACGAACAACCATATTGCCGTCATGCACCTCCGCAATCTGGCAGCGGATGTGCGCACGATCCTCGGCCCCGGAACCAAGATCAGTTATGCGGCGGATTGGTCGGAGTATTTCGGCCATCATCCGAATGATGGGACCGGAGACGTCTATTTCCACCTCGACCGACTCTGGGCGGATTCTAATATCGATTTCGTCGGCATCGACAATTACATGCCGCTGTCGGATTGGCGAGACGGATGGAGCCATCTTGACGCCATGGCCGGGGCCCCCAGCATTTACGACCTGAACTATCTGCAGGGGAACGTGGAAGGCGGCGAGGGATACGACTGGTTCTATGCCTCGCAGGCGGATCGGAACGGACAGGTTCGGACCCCGATCACGGACGGTGCATTCGGCAAGCCATGGGTGTTTCGCTACAAGGATATCCGGTCCTGGTGGACAAACGTGCATCGGAACCGGCAAGGCGGCGTCGAGGTGGTGCCGCCTTCGCCGGTCTGGGTGCCGCAATCGAAGCCCATCCGCTTCACTGAAATCGGCTGCCCGGCGATCGACCGCGGCTCGAACCAGCCGAACGTGTTCCACGATCCGAAGTCCTCGGAGAGCCTCGTGCCGCATTATTCCCGCGCCTGGAGGGATGACGCGATTCAGCGTGCCTATCTCGAGGCAATGCTGGGGTATTGGGCCGACACCACGAACAATCCCCTGTCGTCGGCCTATTCCGGGCGAATGGTGGATATGGCCGAATGCGCAGTCTGGACCTGGGACGCGAGGCCCTATCCGCATTTCCCCGGCCTGACGGATATATGGGCCGATGGGGACAACTGGCGGCTCGGGCACTGGCTGAACGGCCGGCTGGGCGCGGTATCGCTCCGGGCGCTGGTTCGCAAGCTCTGCCGGGATGCGGGTCTGTCCGATTCCCAGATCGACGTCTCGGGTTTGCGGGGTGCCATCGAGGGCTATGCCATCGGCTCGGTCGAATCCCCGAAAACCTCCATTGCGATGCTCGCGCGCCATTTCGGTTTCGACGCCTGCGAGAGCGGCGGATCGGTTCGATTCGTCTCGCGCGGCCAGGCGCCGGCGGGAGAGGTCACCCTGGATGATCTCGTTCGGCGCGGCGACGGTGCTGGCGAGGTTATAGAGATGGTGCGGGGCCAGGAGACCGAAATACCGCAAGCCCTGAAATGGCAGTTGTCCCGCAACGATGAAGAATTCGACGCGGTGGTGGTTGAGGCCCGTCGCAGCACCGTGGATTCCACGCGGATTGCGGCGGAAACCTTCCCGCTGGTGGTGCCGCCGGAGGAAGCGGATCGCCGCTGCCGCCGGGCGCTGCAGGAGGCTTGGGTGGGCCGGGAGCGCGCGAGCTTCTTCCTGCCGCCGTCACGGCTGGCGCTCGATCCTACGGACGTCCTCACGCTCGACCATGACGGCCGGGCCTATGAGTTCAGGCTGGTGCAGATCGGGGACTCGGACGCGCGTGCGGTCGAATCCATCCGGCAGGACCGGGATGTATATGACCTGCCGCCCGGCGTCGGCCGGCAAACCCAGCTGCGTCGCCCGGTCCTGTATCGGGCGCCATCTCTGGTGTTCCTGGACGTGCCGCTGCTGACCTCCGACCAGCAGGCCCACCGGCCTCTGCTGGCGGCGTCCTCGTCGCGGTGGCCCGGTCAGATGGCGGTTTATCGCAGCGAGGAGGAGGACGAGGGCTATCAGTTGCTCACCACCTTCAGCCAGCGCGCTCGCATCGGAGCCCTGGCCTTCCCATTCCATTCGGGCCCGGTTGACCGGTTCGACCACGGCAACGAGCTCTATGTGGATCTGGCCTACGGAACGCTGGTCAGCATCACCGACAACCAGCTTTTTTCGGGCGGGAACGCGTTGGCCATAGAATCCGCGCCGGGGGTCTGGGAAGTCGTTCAGGCCGCGACTGTAGAACTCGTCTCTGCCGGCCGATACAAGCTCACCCGCCTGCTGCGCGGGCAGCGCGGCACCGAATGGGCCATGGGCGCGGTGGTGCCCGCAGGCGCGACAGTGGTCGTTCTCGACCAGACGCTGGTCGAGTTGCCGATATCGGAGGAGGACGTGGGAACGCCGTGGCACTGGCGCGTCGGCCCGGCCAGCAAGCCGGTCAGCGACACGTCCTACCGACACCAGCAGTTCACGCCGCAGGGCCGCGGCCTCGAGCCGTTTTCCGGGGTGCATGCCGTCCAGCCCTATCGCCGGGGGCGCGAGGCCGGTGACCTGACCATCCAGTGGATCAGGCGCTCTCGGGCACTGTCGGCGGATATCTGGGGCAATGGCGAGGTGCCGCTCGGGGAGGAAAGCGCCGCCTATGAGGTCGATATCCTCGACGGGCCGGGGATCAAACGGACCTTGTCCTCGTCCACCACCAGCGTCGTCTACACCGCCGCGCAGCAGACGGCGGATTGGGGTGCCCCGCTCGCGCCGGGGACATCGCTGCGCATCGACATCTACCAGGTCGCGCCCGTTGCGGGTCGCGGCTTCGTCTATTCCGAAACCCTCTACTTCTGAGGTCCTCATGGCAAACTCGGCCAACCTCGCGCTACCGTATCTCGCGGCTTCGCAAGCGCAAAAGCACGTCACCCACAACGAGGCTCTGCGGCTGCTCGACGGCATCGTGCAGCTTTCGGCTGCTGATCGCGGCGTGAATACTCCGCCCGGCAGCCCGGCCGAGGGCGCCTGCTATATCGTTGGCGGCGCGCCAACCGGCGCATGGGCCGGATGGGGCGGCAACATCGCCATGTGGGCGGACGGCGCGTGGCTTCGGCTCGTTCCGAAGCCGGGCTGGACCTGCTGGGTGCAGGACGAGGGCATGTTCTACGTCCACAACGGCGCGGGCTGGGTGACGCTGGCCAGCACCCTTGGCCTCTGAAAACTGAACAGGAAAGAGGGACACAATGCCTGATTGGAGCGCAATTCAGCAGGTCTGGCCGCTGCTTATCGCAGTCGCCGGAGTATGGGCGAAACTGGAGGTGACCATGATGCGAAACCGGGAGCAGAGTGCGCGTAACGAGGTCGAGATCAACAAACTGGAGGCACAGCTCGAAGCGCAAAAACTGGTCACGCAGAAGCAGGGCCTGATGCTCGCGCGCATGGAGGAATCCCTGGTGTCCATCGGGCGCACCCTGGAACGCATCGACCGCAAGATTCCCTGAACCTTACCACTCCTTGCTTCCCCGCCCGCCTGACGGCGGGTTTTTTTATTGCCGACAGGAGACCCGGAAATGTCGAAACCCTGGAAAGGGGCGGCGCAGCGCGCGACCGCCCAGGACTTTGTTGTTGCCGCCGAGGAACTCGGCTGCGACGTCGCCGCGCTGCAAGCCGTGTGGCAGGTCGAAGCCTCGGGCAAACCCTTCCGTTCTGACGGAACGCTCGAGCGCCGCTTCGAGCCGCACAAGCTGCGCAAGCCCGAGGGCAACTACAAGACCAGCGCGAAGCTTTCCTTCGCTGCGCGCGAGGCGAAGTTCGACGCGGCCTATGCCCGAAACCCAGAGGACGCCATGCGGGCGACCAGCTGGGGCGGGCCGCAGATCATGGGTTTCAATGCGCAGGCCGCCGGCTATGCCAGCGCCGGGGATATGGTGAAGGCCATGGCCGCTTCGGAGGGCGAGCAGCTTCGTGCCTTCGTCCGCCTGATTAAGTCGTGGCGACTGGATTCGGCCCTTCGCGCTCATGACTGGCGCACCTTCGCAGCCCGCTACAACGGCAATGCCAATGTCGCGGAATATTCCGCCCGGATCGAGAGCGCATTTCAGAAGCTTTCCGGCAAGGCATCCCCGGCTGTGCTGCGGTCGGGCGACAAGGGTGCGGCAGTCAAGCGGCTGCAATATGCCCTCGGGATCGACGTGGACGGGAAATTCGGCCCGGCCACGGACAAGGCGGTGCGCGAGTTCCAGCAGCGCCATGGACTTCCGGTCGACGGCATTGTCGGCCGGCGCACCTGGGCAGCCCTCGAGGGCTATTCCGGCGTCCGGCCGGTCAAGCAAGCTGCCGCGCAGGATCGCATTGCCAAGGCCAGCGAGATGGTGGCGCTGGCCTCGACCGCCGCGGGGACGGTAGCAACGGTGGGCGGCGCTCTGCCGGAATCCTCGTTGAACCTGCTGATCATCGCCGCCGCTGTGATCGGCATCGGGGCGCTGGCGCTGCACGCCTTCCGCAAGCTGCGGGACGTCGCGTGATGCGGGCGCTGGTGGTCGGGGAGGTTTCGGACCTCCGGGGCAAGCAGCGGATCGCCGGGGCGATCTGCTTCCGCCGCTGGATGAACGGCGAGGTGGCGGGCATCACCTTCATCTGCCCCTGCGGATGCGGCGAGGAGAGTTACTTGCCGGTCAATGGTTCCGGCCGGCCGGGGCCTTCGTGGGATTGGGACCGCGAGCTCGAGTATCCGACGCTCTCGCCCTCGATCCACAACACCGGCATGCCCTGCCGGTGGCATGGCTGGCTGCGGCGCGGGGAGTGGGTCGCATGCTGACCTGGCTGCTCGAGTCAAGGCTGGGCCGCGCGTTGGCAGCGCTCGGCGGGCTGATCGTGGCGATCGTCGCCGCCTTCAGCCTCGGGCGCCGGGATGGGCGACGTGACGCCCGGGAGGCCGATCTCGAACGCTATCAGAAAACCAGAAAGGAGATGGACCATGCGGATGTTGGCCATGGCGATCCTGCCGATGATCTTGAGTGGCTGCGCGGCAGGAGTAAGCGGTGAGGCGCTTTGCGATGGGACGAGGGCATCGCGGTCGGCGCATGCTGCCGCGCTGGTGGTGGACGGTGGCCCGCAAAGCCGGTCGACCGGTCGGGCGCTGATCGCGCGGATCGATGCCGGGTGCGGTGGTCCATGACCGCCCCGGCGCTTCTGGCGCAGCCGGTGGCGCGGCTGTCGGATGATGGCCGCACGGTCCTGCTGTCGCGCGGCGGCTGGTCCGGCTCCTTCCCGCTGTCCCGCCTACCCTCCCAGATCGCCTTCTATCGTGGCCTGCGAGACCGGAAAGGCGGCAAGTATGCCGCCTTCTACCAGCCCACGCTCGCCGCCCTCGAGGCGCTATCCGACGAGATCAGGCGGCGTTCAGATGATAGGGCCGGACAAGGCAATCGGCCGGAAGGCCCCATTCGGTGCTGATCTTGTGGATCATGGCCACGGTGAGCGCGCGCTTGCGGTTCATGACCTCGGACGCGCGCGGCGTCGATCCGAGCAGCCGGCCGAGATCGGCCTGGGTGCGCCCGGTCGCTTCCATGTGCGCCTTCAGCAGGTCGACGGGATCGGCTTCGGGGATGGGATGATGCCGGTCCTCATAGGCTTCGATCAGGTCGGCCAGAACGTCGAAGCGGTCTGCTTCGGGGGTTCCGGGTTCGGGCTGGTTGTCGAAATACGGGGCGATCTCGGCCAGCGCCCATTGATAGTCCGCTTCGGTGCGGATCGGTCGAACGTCCATCAGATCGTCTCCGGGTTGATCTTGTCATATTCCTTATGGGTGCCGACGAACTTGATCAGCGCCCGCTTGTAGGGATAGGCGAAATGCACGATCAGGCGGTATTTGTTGCCGCCGATGTCGAAGATAACGCGGTTGTCCCCCACGAAATCGACGGTGGTTCCGAACATCGCCTTCACATCGGCCGGCCCGGTGAAGGTCGCCTTTGAAACGGTGGCATACCAGTTCACCAAGGGCGTTTCGGCTCGGGGGTCTCGCTCCCAGAAGGCGCGAAGCGTTGCCTTGGCGATGATCTGCATGGTCACTCCCTTATTCCCGTATTGGGAATGTCTCACAAGTCCCGACGCAAGGCAAGCTGATATTCCCATTTTGGGAATGATTTTTGCGCGAGGCGGTTCCGGCGAGCGGCGGTGATAGGTGGTCGAAAAGGCCGGCTTTCACCGCCTATGGGCGCCTAAAGGCCAGCGCATCCAGTCGTGCATACGGCTGGACATGGCAAACCTCCGATTTCTTTCCGTCTGTTCGGGCATTGAGGCCGCATCGCTCGCTTGGGAACCGCTGGGGTTCCATGCTGTCGGCTATTCCGAGATCGAGCCCTTTCCCTGTCACGTCCTGCACCACCGCTTCGGCGCGGGGCGACCCATGTTCATGCCCTCGCCCGACGAAGCGGGGCTATCGGTGAAGGACCGCAAGGCCCGTGCCGCCGCAATCCGTGCCGTCGCCAAACTCCCCGAGGTCGGCCGCGTTCCGAACTTCGGGGACATGACCCAATTCGACAGGTGGCCGGATGCAGCTTTCGATGTTCTTGTCGGTGGAACCCCCTGCCAGGATTATTCCGTCGCGGGACTTCGCCTCGGCATGGCTGGGAGTCGAGGGCAACTCACCCTCACATATGTTGAAATTGCTGCACGGTATCGGCCCCGCTGGCTGGTTTGGGAGAACGTCCCCGGCGTTCTCAGCAGCAACGGCGGACGAGACTTTGCGCGATTTCTGGGCGAGATCAGCGGCCAGCAGATCGACGTCCCCGAGGGCGGATGGAAGAACGCCGGCATCGTCTCCGGCATCCCCGACGCCTATGGCCTCGCCTACCGGGTGCTTGACGCTCAGTTCGTGCGAACACGCGGACACCCTCGGGCGGTCCCCCAGCGACGGCGACGTGTGTTCGTTGTCGGATATCTTGGAGACTGGCGACGTGCCGTCGCAGTATTATTTGACCGCGAAAGCCTGCTCGGGAATTCTCCGCCGCGCCGGCAATCGGGGCAAGGATCTGCCCCCACCCTTGCGTCTCGCCCTTCAGGCGGTGGCGGACTCGGGACGGACTTCGATCTCGACGGCGGACTGATCTCGATGGCCCACGGCCAAGGCGGTGCCGAGATCGGCATCGACCATGGCCCGACCCTCACCTGCAACCACGAGGCCCCCATTGTCGCGCATTCCCTGCGCGCCGAGGGCTTCGACGCATCCGAGGACGGCACCGGGCGCGGGACGCCCATCGTGCCGGTGGCCATGCCGCTGACAGCCGGCATGGCGAAATCGGCCAGCCGCATGCCGCACGAACAAGGCGCGCTAGTGCCGGTCCAGAACAAGGCGGTGGAAGCCCGCGCCGAAGAGCCGCAAGGCAGCCAGGTCAGCCCCTTTGCCTTCGATCTGCGGGGGCGCGAGGGCGGGGCCGTGCCGGAAGGCCCGCATGACACCGCCAACATCCGCGCTGCGGCGGGCGGCTCGTCCCGGTCCTATGTGGCGGAGCCTATCGCGTTCGACCGCCTCGCGGGCGGCGAGACAGGCCTCTCCATCGGGGAGGTGCCTGGCGCGCTGCACGGTGGCGGCAAGAGCGGCGGTCGGTCGGCTATCGCCTTTTCGGCCAAGGATTACGGCGCGGACGCGCAGGACGATGTGACACCCACGCTCCGCGCCATGGGCCATGCCGATTCCCATGCGAATGCGGGCGGGCAGTTGGCGGTGGCGTTTCAGGATCGAGTCCGGGGCGACGATGGCCGCGGCTACGATCGACCGCCAGCGGCTTCGCTTGAGGTCTGCGGAACGCTGGAAACGGTAAAGCGCCACAACATTGCCCTGCCATGGGCCGTTCGCCGGTTGACGCCGGTCGAGTGCGAGCGCCTGCAGGGCATGCCAAACGATCACACGATGATCCCGTGGCGGGGCCGGAACGGCGCGCCGGACGGACCGCGCTACAAGGCGCTGGGCAACAGCATGGCCCGGAACGCCATGGAGTGGCTCGGGGAGCGCATCGACATGATCGAGGCCATGGGATGACGGTGCATCGCCCGGTCCTGCGCTGGCATGGCGGCAAATGGCGGCTCGCGCCGTGGGTCATCGAGCAGATGCCGCCCCATGAGGCTTATGTGGAGCCCTTCGGCGGCGGTGCCTCGGTCCTGCTGCGCAAGCCGCGCGCGCGCCTCAAGGTCTACAACGATCTGGACGGCGAGGTCGTGAACCTCTTTGCCGTGCTGCGCTCGGGCTCAGCCGAGCTTGCCGAGGCGGTGGCGCTGACCCCTTTCGGCCGCCGAGTTCGACCTGGCCTATGAACCCGTGGCCGATCCGGTGGAGCGCGCCCGGCGCATGCTGATCCGCTCGCACATGGGATTCGGCTCGAACGCTGTAAACCGGCGCTCGGGCTTCCGGGCCGCTGGCCTGCGCCCCGGAGTGCTGCCGGTGCATAACTGGTCGGACCTGCCCTCGGTGATCCGCGTCGTCGCGGAGCGCGTCCGGGACGTGGTGATCGAGCAGCGCCCGGCCGTCGACGTCATGGCGGCGAACGATGGCCCCGGCGTCCTGCACTATGTCGATCCGCCCTATGTCATGGGAACGCGCGGCGATGCCGGCGCTGATTATGCGCACGAGATGTCGGACGCGGAACATGCCGCCCTGCTGGCGGCGCTGTTCGACTTCTATAATTAAGGCTAGACACGGTGGCGTGATAAGTGGTCTTTTCAATCATCGCATTAGAGCAAGAACGAGATGTCCAGATTCAATCCATACTCAACTTCCAGCATGAAAAAGTTTGAGATCGAGCGACAGAGAAAGAAGGCCCTCGATCTAACACGCAGATTTGAAGCGGAGCGCCAAGCGCTAACGTCGCTGCTACAGAAATCGCCGACGATCAAAGACATGTCGGAATGGATGGGTGCCGAAGAAATCGCATACTTCACGGCGAAGAAGTTTGGCACAAAAAAGCCGGTAAAAGACTCTCACGACCCGAAACCTGCGCGACCTCAGCCCGGTTTCATGGATCGACTTTTCGGTCGTGTTTCAAAGATAGAGCAGGATTATATCGACCGCTGTGCCCGCGTCGAAGCTGATAACGCCGAGGTTGACCGCCGGCATGAGGCCGCAATCAAGAACTGGGAAGATATCCGATCAAAGCACGAAGCGGATCAGCAGAAGGCGGAGGCGGCCGAGGCGGCGCGCGTTGGACGGACTAACCAGAAAATCCGGGACATCAAGAAGTCCTGGCAGACCGGCGAGGCGGAGACCGTCGTTCAGTATGTGGCTGCCGTCATGAAGATGTCAGATCATCCGCCCCCCCTGGCGCCCCGGGTGGAGCTGCAATTTGACCGGCCATCGAAGCTGCTTCTGATCGATTATCGCCTCCCCCTTCCATCGGACATGCCGACAACGAAAACGGTGCGATACAACGCAACGTCGGGCGAGTTTTCCACGACCCAGATCTCGCAAGCCCTCGCGCGGGCGCTTTACGACAGCATGTGCTACCAAGTCTGTCTACGGACAATCAGCGATACTTTCCGCGGCGACAAGCCTCGGAACATCGACACCATCGCGTTCAACGGCAACGTCGAAGCCGTGAATGCCGCCACCGGGAAGAAGTCGACGGAAACCATCCTGTCGATCTTGGTCACGCGCGATGAGATCGCTGGCATTGATCTCAAGCATGTCGATCCGAAAGCCTGCTTCAAAGCGCTTAAGGGCGTGTCTGCTTCAAGCTTGGCTGGCCTGGCCGCAGTTCCGCCGGTGCTGACGTTCAACAAGCAGGATCGCCGGTTCATCAAAGCCGAAGATGTGGAGCTGATCAACGACGGGACCGTCAACCTGGCTGCCATGAACTGGGAAGATTTCGAGCACCTGGTCCGCCAAGTCTTCGACAAGGAATTCGCGGCTCGTGGCGGCGAAGTGAAGATAACGCAGGCGTCCGCTGACGGCGGCGTCGACGCTATTGCCTTCGATCCTGACCCCATCACCGGAGGCAAAATTGTCATCCAAGCGAAGCGCTATACTCGACCGGTCGGTGTCAGTGCGGTGCGCGATCTTTATGGCACAGCCCAGTCGGAGGGCGCCTCCCGTGGGATTCTCGTCACGACCGCGGACTTTGGGCCCGATGCCCACAAGTTTGCCAAGGATAAGCCTCTCACCCTCCTAAACGGCGGACAGCTGCTTGGGTTGCTCGAGAAGCATGGGATGCGCGCTAGGATCAATATTGCGCAGGCTCGGAGGGATATGGGCCTGACAGGCAAGATCGCGAAGAAGGTGTCGGGATGATCGAGAAGATTCAGGACGCTTCGCCTACCCAGCTGCTCGAAGTGGGCTTCTGTGGCGCATACCAGGCTCAGGTCGAATATCATGCGAGGTGGCGGGTCGTTCAGCGTCGGCTCGAGGAAATACGCGGCGATGGCGTTGCTCATGATGCTGGCGATGGTGACGTCTATTTCGACTTACTCCTTCGACAGATGGAAGATGAGCAAGCAGCGTATATCCGCAGAACCGGCGAGCCGTGCCACCCGCACAGCCGGACGAGGATGCAGATCCAGCTGACCAGGTATTGGATCGTCAGCATCGGAGAAATGCTGAGGGCTACCAGAAATAAGACCAAAGAGGGGTCAAACCTCAGGGAGAGTATGACCGTCCTTGTGGATCGCATCGGCGCGGTTCGCATGATGATCGCAAAGCAAGACGTTCAAATCCATCAAGGACCACGGCCAGACACCATCCTGTCTGCGGTCATGGTTGAAGGGTCGGACGGAAGGAACTACCTGTCCTGCGAGCGAGTATCACCTCCGAGTTCCTACCAGGTCACGCCGATCATAAACCGGGAGAACGGCAGCGTGTGCTTCCCGGTGCATGACCCGCACGGCGATATACTGCGCGCCGATGACCGACGCGCCATCTCCGACCTAATTTTGTCAGAGTTTTCTGAATAGGGGCTTGTACTGGTCAAGCCCACACCGTCTGGTGCGACACAATGATGCCTCACTCCTCCAGACGATCCTCGACCATTCGCGGGGTCAGGGAAAGCGGAAATAAAGCCAGACGGCGTACACAATCACCTCGGGAGGGAAACGGTGGCGTCGTTCGAGGCGTGTGCCCGCCATACCTTCATGTCGCATCTTAACAGCGCACCCGCATTAACTTTACGGTGACTTTCTGAGACACGCCCTAAGCGACAATGCTCAGGCCATCAGCCTATTCGAAACGGATCTTCATGCACCGCATAGTCAATTGGCGGTCTATTCGCGTTGCTAACCTTGTCCTGCCCGATTGTGCTGCACAATGCTGCCGATGGTCGGTTCGGGGAAGCCGCGCTGCGGTAAAGCCGAACTTGGCGAAGATCTGTTATGGGCCGCGCTTAGCGCTGCGCAAGCGAACTATGTACCCCGCTGCGGACTGATCGAATGTCGCTGATGGGCTCAAACTGACATTTTTTCCTGTTAGATCCCCGCGGTAAGGATCTTGCCTGCTGGTGCCCGCTCGATCAGCCATGCCAAGCGGAGTTGCTGCTGCGTCGATGGGGACGCTTTCCGGGAACGGCATGCGGCCGGGGCCGAGGACGAATGCGCCGTTCGTATCCTCGCTTCCCTTGGCTACCGACGCGTCTCTGGCCGCTCCTGAATGTTGACCACATGTTGACCGCAAAAAACGAGAGCCCCGGCGTTGACCGGGGCTTGCTTGCAAGATACTGTAATTATGTGATTTCTTGGTTGCGGGGGCAGGATTTGAACCTGCGGCCTTCAGGTTATGAGCCTGACGAGCTACCGGGCTGCTCTACCCCGCGGCATTTTTTGCGGATCGTTCTGATACGCACTGCTTCGTTCTTGAGAGACGGATCGCTTCTTTTCAG